GTTGTAAGCCCTCACAGGGATGTGCGCACGCTGCAGATCTTGGATCAGCACGATACCCGCGGCCTTGTCCTCGACGAGCACCAGGTCAACGCGCTTAGCGGCTTTGCCCTCTCCGAAAACGATCTCATACTCGTCTAATACTTTAGGCTTAAGGTCAGGGTACTGCAACCGATCTTGCCAGGCGTCGATGATCAGCACGCACATGCCACCGTCCTGGGGCTTGAAGACACCGAAAGTGATGCTTGCGGTGGGGTCGTTGACCGTCTTCTCAGTGAAGGCGCAGTCATAGCTCTGGACCACAAACTCGAGCTTGGGTATGGGTTTGTCAGCAGGCCAAAGCTTGAACCAGTCGCGCTGCACGATACCGCCCTCCTCGGGGTCGATGATCTCAGCGTAGATTTCCTGGCGGCCAAGCTTGGTGCCTTCGTACTGCAGGATCTGGCGCTTGAAGTTCTCGGACAGGTTATCCAGGTTTGAGTAAGTGCTGGCAGTGGTAAGCACCACATCGTCGCCCTCGCGGCTGATCAGGTCGATGATCAGGTCCTTGGGCTTGGGTGTCGTCGTGCAGATCAGCCTGGTCTTCATGTCATGCAACTTTAGTCGCATACCAAACTGGATCTGGTCCCAGGCTTCCTGAATGTACTCCCAGGCGGCAAGTTCATCCAACCACCCGCCGTGGAATTGCGGACCGCGGAAGCGCTCAGGCTCACTAGCCGGTATGCCTTTGATCAGTGAGCCATTAGTCAGCTTGATCTCGTGCAAGGCCTTGTTGTAATCAGCGATCAGGACCGCAGGAATCACGCTCAGGAGGCCCGAATCACCCTCGAAGCATGTACCCCTCACATCACTACTCGTTGGCGCCGCCACGAGCCATCTGGTGGCTTTGTAGGACTGTGCCCACCAGCCGATCTGCTCCGCAGCCGTCCTGGTCTTGCCGGCACCGCGGCCTGCAAGCATCAGCCATATGGACCACCAGTCACCGTGCGGTAGGATCTGGTGCTTGAGCGCTCGAGTCAGCCACATCATGCGCCAGGCCCAAGCAGCAGCTTGCTGGGGCGCTAGCCTGGTGTACTGCTCGCGGATCTGTGGATCTTTGAGCAGGACCTCAAGATCACTTGTCCCCAAGTTGCCTCTTGCTCTCGAGGTTCTTTAACATGGCGTCAAAGATGCTGATGTCAGCCTGCATGGCCACGGGATTGTCAGCGTCACCAGCGTGAGTGAGGCGCTCACCGTACTTCTTGGGATTCCACTTGGCCAGCAGCTTGAGCCGTGTCTCGATCTGCAGCTTACGGTGACCAAGCATGTCTTCCCTGGTAACCGTGATGCCATCTTCAGTCTCAACTTGCTTGGTGCCCCACTTAGGCGTGTCAGCTAGCTCGAGACATTCCTCGGCCATCTTGTCGTAGCCGATTTCGCGTGCGCGTGCGATTGCTCTGGAAAGACCGACGCCCTCCGCACCCAAAGCATCATCTCGATACATCCAATCGTAAATTGTTTGCCATGCTGGCATACCCTCATCTCTGCATATCTGTCTTAATGGCTCAGCGTTACTTAAGCGCTCCACAATCTCTTGGGCGATCTCAGGGGTGTATTTGCTGGGGCGGCCAGTTTTCTTGGGCGCGGGTTTTGGCGCGGCTTTAGGTTTGGCGGGTTTGGGCATCACATCTTCCAGTGACATAAGATCCGCTGATGATAGGGTTTTGGTGGGCTGGTGGCAATTGCTTGCGCAAGGCAAGCTCTAACTGCTTGATTTTACTACAGCTTTACCAAAAAAAGAACCCCCAATTGCTGGGGGCCAACTCTACGGGGAAGTGCAGAGGATTTCAGGAGAACATCAACATGGACTGCCAAGTTCAGTTTAAGCGCTCTCTGCTGTGTTGGCAACCTCGTTCATGGCAAGGAATTGGTTAAGGGCATTGCGCAATTCAATGACTTGCTCACGGGTTAGGCTCGCTGAGCAGTGGCTGCCAATCTTCCACACTGACAGCCAAAGGTTGTCATCGTAGTCGCTGAGCTTGATGCTCTCGTAGTCTTCAGTCTGAACGGTTATATCGAATTTGCTCATGGTGTTTGCTCCAGGTGGTGGGGCCGTAGCCCCTGGGTTTAATTAGACCTTGCAAGTCTCATTTTCGATAACGCTTTCAATCAAGTCTTGATCGCGTTTGGACAGGTTATTAACTGATTTACACACCGACGCGTAAAGGTCAGCATGCGCATCAATCTGTGAGCGTATGCCAAAGTTTAAGCCTGCATTTGCACATTCTTCAGCGCGAGCAAGTAAGTCGCGCATGTCAGCAAGAGTTAAGCGTGATACATAAGCCATCAGAATAGCTTTGTGCATTTCAATGTTTTTATTTTCCATGTCGTTTGCTCCTGGTTGGTTTGCGTTGTTTGCTACTGAGACTCAATCGTACTCTCATTTAATCCACTTGTGTAGACACACGCCATCCATCCGACAAGTGGTCATGGTAGGCAACTAAACGGCGTGTCACATGCAGCAGTTCAGCCTCATCCACCTGGTAATGCTTAGTAAACGCTTTGATACCCATGCCATGGATGCCAGTGCGTCCCCTATGGTGCTCAGGGCATAGCGGTATTGCATCCCAGTGGCTTGCGCGCTGGGCCATGCCCGTGCCCTTCCTGGGGTGATGGATTTCACTCGGAGTGCCAGGATTGCCCTGAAGATGGCATAAAACACAACCAATTGCGGCAACTTTGCTCAAATGTTTTTTTTCTTCTTTATTCATAATAGATATAAGTTTTTTGACATTTTATACGGCTAATACAGTTTTTTGACACTCCAAATTTTTCAGCCAATTTGTTTAATGAATCATTGCTTTGCCTAATTTTTCCAGCTTCTTCATTTGTTAATTTTGCAAATGGATTTTTCTCTCCAGCTTGCCATGTCCCATGTTTTTTCTTATCAGCATGGTTGTTTTTAATCGTGTCCCATCGAAGATTAGTTAAATAGTTATTAATTCTGATGCCGTCATTGTGACAAGCCTCTTGATTTTGCTCAGGCTCACCTACAAAAGTGAGCAAGACGAGCCGATGAACAAGCTCTTGTTTCCTGCATCCTCCACCCGTCAAGTTAACGCATTCATAACCATTTTTTGCCACAATTTTTTTTAAGACTATGCCTCCTCGTGTTGAAATGCCAAACCGAGTTGGAACAGGCCGTCTTTTTGATCTTATGTTGCCGAAGGCTGAAACTTCATAAAAATTTTCCCAGCCAAAACACTCTTTCCATAACTCTTCCATGACCACCTCCTTTACACCATTGTAGCGAATGGTGTACAAAATTGCTACTCTGCTGGCGTACCTGGTGTGCCCTGCAAGTGACACAGCACGCAGCCAATGGCAGCCACCTTATCGAGGTGCTTTTTCTCTTCGTTGGTCATAACGCTTTGCGGATCTGCTCAGCATGCTCAATGCCCCAGCCCCTGCCTTGTGATTGCGCAATCTTTGCGGCGTAAGCCAATCCCGACCTGAAGCCAGCGCTCCAGCCCTCGGCGTACACCTCCTCAGTCCAGCCCTTATCGTCCTCAAACGCTACGGCGCCGAGAAAGTCAGCCAGGTCTGCCAGCATTTGCTTGTGGCGGCCATCGTTGCTCATCAGATCGTGGCCTTGCCCTCGTTCCTGAGGTTTGCTTGTTCCGTTCTCCAAATGTCCACTCTCGCTTGCGCTGCGATCAAATCCCATCTTAATTTCTCCTCAACTTGCACTGCAATTTCAATACCCCTCAGCAGTTCAATGTACTCGGGGTGCGCGTAAGCGTCACGCTCTTGAGCGCCTAGCGCTGTCTCAAGCGATTGCTTCATAAGCAAAGCCTTCTTGCTCTTTCGGAATTCTTCAAGGTACACGCGCTGTGCTTTTGCGTCAGCAAATTGTTTCGCGTGCTTGATGATGTAATCGACTGCGGCGTGCGGATCATGCTTCATTGTTTTTCTCATTTAAGATGCGTGAAATTTCCCGATCGATGTACCACCGGGCCTTGCGTAAGTCCTCGACCTCGTTGCCCTTGAGGCTTGCGCGCCAGATGTACTTCACGGCATTGCCCAAACAAAAGTTCATGTGCTCAGTAATCTCGATGCACTCCACACCCGATGGATGTGAGTTGTAATGTTTCGGGTGATTGACATTGTCATTCATGAATGGCCCTCCAAGGTCCGCCATAGGCGCTAGAAATCCAAAATCCTGCTGAGTTGATACTCATCCCCATCCTTTCCATTTCATCGCGTGTTTTGCATCTGCGGCTCACCCCAAAATCGCCTGTGCGGTGCTTATCAAAGGCAAAGGTTGAGTTGAAGTAGTTTTTGCAGGCCTGGCACTGGTTGCGATCACCCGTTAATTTCATACACCCTCACCTTCACGATTCCGGCGATTTGTTTGTTCCTGAAGATCCTCAGGTCCGAGATTTGGTTGTCGTCCTTCCACACTTGCGCGTGGGTCAGGCTGTCGAGCAGGGACTTGAGCAGGTTGTCGATGTCCCGCTTGCGCTTGTCCGGTGGGAACACTTCGATCTCGACTCGCAGGTCCCCCTCGAGTTCGTAGGTCTTCACCCCATGTTCCGCTAAGCACAGATTGACCGCCTTGCGGTAGGCCTGGCCCTCCTGCGAAATGTAAACGGTGGCGAGCTTGCCAATGACTCTGTGCCGCCAGTAAGTGTTTACGGTAGGTGGCCATGGCAATGTGGCCTCAAAAGATAATGGGGTTTCCATAGGCTTGCTCAGTAAATTGCTGTGAGTTTTTGTCGAACCAAAGCCTGATGACGCCTTCGTATTCGCCGTTGCGTTGCTTCTCAATGGCCAGGTAAGCGTCAGGGATTGACTGGTCTACCACATGGCCAGCCTCAAG